AGGAGGATTATTTTGTGGACATGATTACGGTGATCTCAAGCATGGCGGTGTAGCAAAAGCTGTCGACGAGTTTGTTGCTGAGAAGAAATTAGTCATGCATGTTGACGGCAAGAGATCCTGGTATATCATAAAGACATGAAACTAGCAGTATTACTATATGGGCAACCTAGATTTTGGGACTTAAGTCATGAGAGTATTATACAAGAGACTACATTTGAGAATAGTACTACAGATTATTATTTTCATTTCTGGGATCAAGTCGCATATGGACACAACGACTGGGAGTCTGGTGGTAAATTAACACAAGAAGATAAAGATAAAATAGTATCTATTTATAAACCTAAAAAACATCTCTTTACCGATTATAGCCCTCTAGAAAAAGTAGAGGAAGAAGTATTTAAAATAGTAGAAGGGGAGATGAGACACAATTCCTTAAGGATGAACTAGGTGTATAAATAATTAACACTCCCAAGGAAATACTATCCAATCGTTATTATCAAATTCTCTCACTGTATAATCAGGCATGAAGGCTGTTTTGGGCTTATAATATAATGTAGCAAAATCCCAGGTTATATTATATTGATCATTATATATAACAAAATTACCATACACTTTTTTTAAAGTTAATCCTGTATCAACGAGATCGTCAACTATTAGAACTCTTTCTCTCATTAATTCATCTTGTGTCGGAAAAGAGATTTGTTTTACTACATCGTTTATATTATGAGGACCTTTGCGAGGAGCGTCATCTTGATAGGATTTTAAATTACATGATAGTAATTTATCTACTTTTAGTTTTTTTGCTAAAAGAGCCGCAGGTATCATTCCACCATTTGCAATACCAAGAATGCATGTAGGATGAAAATCTTTTACTTTTTTTACTAATAAGGATATATCTTGTTCAATACTTTCCCAGGATAAATTAATTTTTGAGGTCATTAAGATCTATATTAATCGTTTTACCCATATATTTTACTAGCTTCTTTATTTTATCAACTGTTTGATCTCTTTCAGATGGATCCATTAGTTTTGCATTTTTATATAAATCTAGAATAAAATCAACAGTTACTTCATGCTGTACTTCAGATACTTTTTTTCTCGGCATTATAAATATTTACAAATGTCTTTATAACTTCAATCTGTTAAATTAAGATAAAATTGTTAAATATTTAATATAATGCCTAACTCAGTGTATAGTGAAGTAACAGCTGTTCCAACCGGAGGCTTTGAAAGAGATAGGGTTTTAGATAAATTAAAAATTGCTGAGACCGACTTACCTTTTTCGTTTAAAGATATAAAAATCAGTCACAATGATTTTGCTATATCTGATGTATACAATGATAGTATACGTAAATTATATAGTAATTATTTGTTTCTTATAGCAAATGCAGAAATGACAACCCAAACATCTCCTACTACAGGTGATTTTGGATATTGGTCTCTTGATACTACGCTTACTCCTGAGCTTTGTTCGGTCGCAACTCTCCCAGTAACTGGTACTAGTACACCATTATTATCTAGTACCAAAGAAGTTCATATTGCTAAGAAAACTTATACTAATGATAGTAATGATTATTTTTTATATTTTAATTATAGTCCGAATCAATCGATTGTACTTGAAAGTACTACTACATTAAGTTCACCTAATACATTACTTTCTGGTAATTATGTAGAATTTAATAAAACATTTAAATTTAAAAATGTTGTTAGTGTAGATACAGTTGGTAATTTATTATTTGTTCTCGATCAAGGATTAAATTCAGCTTTTAAGTTTGATATAGCTGGTTTAGTAACTAACGACCCTGCGTTGAAACGTACTGGTATAGACGATTCAGATCATCCAGGTCGGTATTTATTAAAAACAATTGGCGGACAAGGGTTATCTCAAACTAAAAATAAACTCCTTAGTGCAACATCTTTATCTGTGCATGAGGATAGAGTGTATATACTTGATAACGGACATAATAGTTTAAAGGTATTTGATTTAGATTTTAACTTTATTCATGAAGTTAGTTCTCCGTCTAAATTTAATAACCCTAATACGGGTAAGTTAGTTTCTATAGTTGTTGATGAAAAAAGCGACACAGATATAACACCTACAGGGTATATACTTTCAAAAAAAGGTAAAGTACTTGAATATGATGTACAAAACAATGTAATAGAAGAACCCTATTCACCGTTTGATATATATGATACTAGGATGCAAGCTGTTACTGGTTTCGAAGAATCTAAAAATTTCACTAAAATAGTGAATAGTAAGTCTTCAAAAAATATTTTATATATTAGTAACAATAAAAATATTTTCAAGTTCTATAAAACTAATTTCAATCTACCAATAACTACATTTGACTTTTCTAAAGCAAATTTTATTCTAGGGACTACGGACACTGAAACACCGAGCGCTAATAAGATTTTATCATTTGATAGTGCACTGCATAATGATGCTGATTATTTAACAGTTACTACTACTCCTCTCTCTGCGTTAGATACTAATAATGTATTTATATCTCCGACTGTTACATATGTTTTTGGCGATAAGGATATATCAACAAAATTATATCATGAGAATTTTTATACTAATTATTTTAGCTTATCAGATATATTAGTATTGCCTCAAGAGACTGTAAGTAATATAACTTTTAATAAGACTACTAAAAAATTAATTTATAATCATTTTTCATTATTTGAGAATTTAAATAAAAAGATTTATAGTTATTATAATGATGTTAAAGGTACGTTCCTTATGCCGACACTGTGTACTATAAATTACAAGGCTTTTGACTTACCTTCTAATTTTACTATCGATAGTAATTTTTATATTGGAGTAAATGAACCACTATTAACTGACGTGGTTAATAGACCGTTAGAATTATTATACAATCAGCAGGTGGATTTGTTTAATTTAATTAAAGAAGAGAGTTTAAATAATAATCCACCTGCTGAGATACCAGCTCGGCTACCTGGTCAGAATGAACATGCAACTAATGTTTTATCTTTAACTTCAATTGTCGAAAATGTTGAAGGTGGCTCCGTTATTAATATAGGTGTTAAGAGGGAAAATGATATTAGTACAGCCAATTCATGTTCTTTTAGTTATTATACTACTCTTGGTACAGCGGTCGCGACTGATTTTTTTCCATTTGTAGAAAACTGGACGCTGAGCGGTTCGGATTCTTTTAGCAGTGGCGAAACATTAAAGCCTTTGATATCTATAGGTACAAACAAATTCTTCTCAGGTGATGATAAGACATTTAGCTTTGTAATAAAACAAGAATCTAATTGTGTAATTGATCCTACAGCTCAAGTCTGTGCTATTACTCTGACACCGAAACCGACTTCGAAATATACTTTAAGTTTATCAGGTACTAGTTGGGCAGTAAATGAAGGAAACACTGTACGTGTCGGTATTACAAGAGATGATCCATATGGAGATGGGGAATATTTAGAAGATTCTATTTGTAATATTGCAGTAATACCGTTTTCGAATATAAGCAATAGTGAGTATGCTCCTCATGCACCAGTTGCGAAAGCATATGATTATACTATTGATGAATATGAGGATTTTGGTATTCCTATTCCTGCTACACCAGGTACGTTATCTGCTGGTGAGTTAAGCGCTAATAGTACATTGCATTTTACAAGAGGTGTTTCTTCTTTAGTGTTTGACTTAAGCGCCCAGCCAGCAGGAACCGGTTCTTCTGACGAGAAGGTTGTAAGTATAGAATTAAGCAATCCGAACGATGCATCTACATTAGGAACAACATATGGGTTGGCGAGGATTAATGAGGAACTCAAGACAATACATTTATTTTTATCTTCTATATCTGCTACATATGAATCAGGCCCAGATATAGGAGGTGGGCTTGCAGTTCCCAATATGTTAAGTTGTGTTAATGTATGGGAAGCATTATCAGCCAGCACTGCAGAAACTAATACTGTAGCATGGTCTGCAGTATCAGCAACGAACCCAGTTAGTGCAACATTTACAGTTCATAGTCCGCTATCAGTATTTTCTGTATCAGCGGTATCAGGGGCTCTACAATTTGATGCTCCAAATATTGAAGATGGTAGTATTCAAGATTTTGTGTATTTAAATAATGGAATTGAGTTTATTATTGAGTCTGGTAGTGCGTTGGTCGGAAAAGGAGGCCTAGGAGGCCATGGTGCCTTACATTTATCAGGATTTGATTTTACTAATACAACAGGTCCCGGGGCTGGAGATTTAAGTGCTAGCAATAAAGCATCATTTGACGGAGGCCCAGCTATTAGTAATTTTGATACGTACTTTAATCAATATATAATTAGTAATAGTGGAGCTATTTATGGCGGAGCTGGAGGAGGCTCCGGGGGGTTATTAGGTGTAAGTGCTACTGGCATGGATCATGTATCTTCTTTATCAGCTGGCGCGGGTGGTGGTGGTGGTGCTGGGATTCATTTAACCAATTGTGGTTCGGGTGGTTACGCAGGTATTCACAGTATAGAAAGCGGTGATGATGTTTTTGAATATCGTAGAACATTGCCAGCTGGGGACACGCGTGGTCATTTGACGATAACTAATGATGGTAGTGACGGACAGGTTGAAGGCGGTAGCGTTGCCCCTGCGGGAGTTGGTGGTGCTGGTGGTGGGTTTAAAGTTGCTACAGTTATTGTGTCAGATACAGGAGTGACAGCAGGCGATAATACAGTTACATTAACTACGTATTCACCCATGACTGGGTTATCGGGTGGTGGGATCGGCCTCCCCGGTGATACCGACACTGTAGAACCAGACTCAATTGATGGTAGTTGGACAAGTACATTAGCAGAGGAATGGAAAACAAGAACCGGCGGAGCCGCTGGTTATATATTAGACACAACGAGCCCAGTTCTAACTACTAGTAGTACTGGTACCTTTTCAGGTGCTCAAGGTACGATTGTATAATTCCTCTATAGTATATAAGTATATGTAATGAAGTTCAGTTCCACAGCACAGGATGCTCTTGCTTCGTCTAAAGCTTATGCAAATGAATTTAAAAGTAGATATGCTGGTACCGAGCATTTACTTTTAGGTTTAATTGAAAGCGACGATTGTATTTTAGAACAAACTTTTAGGCGATTAGATGTAGACGTAACACATTTAAAAGATATTGTTATTAGTATTTTAAATATAGAAGAAACTAATAAACTTTTTAATCCTGAATCAGGTCCATCATTTACACCTCGAGTTTTACGTATAATAGATTTTGCAAAACGTTTAGCTCAAAAGCTTGAAAAAAATACTGTTGATGTAATTCATTTATTCTTATCTTTATTATATGAGAATGATGGTGTTGCTACATCTATTCTTATGGAGTATGGATTAAATTTTGATAATGTAAAAAATGCTATACAAAAAGAATTAGGTGATATTAAAGCTAATACTGGTCTAAATAAATCTAATATACCAGAGAGCTTAGAGCCTTATTTTATTGATTTAACTTATCAAGCTTCAACAAATAAATTACAAAGTACATTTTCAAGAGATGCTGAATTTGATAAAATATATCTTGTTTTAGGAAAAAGACATAATACTAATCTTATTATTACTGGTGAACCTGGTGTAGGAAAAAAATCTGTAGTATATGAATTGGCGCGAAGAATAACTAAAAAACTTACACCTAACCATTTACATGATAAAAGGATCCTCGAACTTAAGCTTAAAACACTTATTGGTGGTACAAAGTTTAGAGGAGATTTTGAAGCTAGAATGGACGTCCTTCAAGACTATCTTAAAAATAATACTGATGTAATTTTATTTATTAATGATATTGCTCTTATAACTCGTATTGACGGTTCAGCTAATATAGAAGAATATTTCAGTGAATTGTTTAATAGTGATGATATTAATTTTATAGGTACATGTACATCAGATGATTATAAAAAATATATTGATGATATTACAACTATTAGTTCTAATTTCGAGAACATAGTTGTTAAACAAACTAATTTAGAAGAAACAAAAGGAATTTTATATAATATGATTCCTATGTATGAAAAATTTCATAATGTAAAGTATAATAGAAATATAGTAGAAGATATTGTTAAATTATCATCGCGGTTTATTTTTGATAAAAGCCAACCTGCTGCGTCTCTTGACTTATTAGATGAATGTGGCTCTCATATTAAAAATCAAATATCTAACACATCAGAACAAATTGTACAATTACAGCTGAAAATAGATAGTATACAAAAACAAAAACTTGTAGCTGTGGAAGGATGTAATTTTGAAGATGGTATTAAGCTACAGCGAAAGGAAACAACTCTATCTAATAAATTAAAAAAAGAAGTAATTAAGCAAAAGGCTGTTGAATTTGATAAAGTTATTACAGATGATATCGTAAGAGATATACTTAGTATTAAAACAAGTATACCTATAAGCAATATTAGAGGAAGTAGTTTACCTGATTTAAATAAAGTAGAACATTCTTTAAAAGAAAGATATATTTCTCAGAATAGAGCTATTACATCATTATTACATCATTTTAAGAGAGTTAAAACTGGACTACAAGACCCCAGCCGTCCATTAGGTTCTTTTCTTTTTATTGGTCCGACTGGTGTCGGTAAGACGTATTTGTGTGAATTAATTTCTGAGTACTTTTTTTATAACAAACAAAATTTTCTTAAGATAGATATGTCAGAATTTATAGAACCACATTCTACAAGTAAATTAATTGGCTCACCACCTGGTTATGTAGGTTATGGTGATAGATCAATACTTTGTGATTTTATTAAAAATAATCCATATAGTTTACTTTTATTAGATGAAATTGAAAAGGCTCATCCAGATGTTATTAATATATTTTTACAAGTTTTAGATAAAGGAGAGTTAACTGATAGCGTAGGTCGTAAGATTAATTTTAAAAATTGTATTATTGTATTTACAAGTAATATTGGTTCTCAATTATTTGATAAGGATTCTATCGGGTTCGGTGGTACAGCAATAAGTTCTATAGATTTAGAAAATGCTTGCCAGAAATTTTTTAAACCAGAGTTTTTAAATAGACTAGACGAAATTATTAGATTTGAGCATTTATCAAAAGAAGATATATATAACTTAGTTCACATACAATTAAATGTTTTTTCTAAAAAATTACAGGATATTAATAATATAGAGTTTACTTTAACGTCTGAAGCTCAAGATTATATAGCTCAACAAGGCTATAGTCGAAAATATGGTGCACGTTTTCTGAGACGGTTCTTTGAGAAACATATTGAGACAGAGGTCGCGTCGTTATTAATAAAGAGTAAAACTCAGCTGAAAAAAATAACTTGCAAAGTGAAAGATGGTACGTTAATATTTGCGTCATGATTGCATATAAATTCGTCGTCAAAGACATTTATACAAACGAAAGAAGGGAGTTTGAACTTCTCTCAGAATATAAAGACCCCCGTCCGGTTCATAAGGAAGGTATGAGACAGATTAAGTTCGAGGAAGATATTGAGAAGTTGTATGTTGATATATCCGGAAAGGAAGTTGACCGAACATATGAGCAGTTAGTTTATGATAAGCGAAAAGGATTTTTAGATTAATGAATAATACTGGAGAAAAAATAATTATTGTAAATTCTTTTATTAAGTAAGAGTTTTTAGACAATGTAGTATAGAGGAGGTGTTGCTAAGCAACACCTTTTTTATTAAATAATTATAATGATACCTGCGGAAATATTAACAATGGCTGGCGGGTCATTAGTAGGATTCTTTTTTAAATTAGTCGCAAAGCGAGCGGAGAATGAACAAAAGCGCTTTGAGATGTTTATGAAAGAGAAAAAGTTTGCTGATGAGTCAGCTGATAAAGCTGTTCAGCGTGTAAGTGTAGATGGCGGCAAATGGGTCCGACGGTTAATTGTTGTCAGTGTTTTGTTTGGTGTTATATTAGCTCCGTTTATTACTACATTTATGAATCACCCTATTGTAGTAGAGGAGCTCGTTACTACAAAGATACTATGGGGATTACTTGGCTCAAAGACTGAACCTGTATTTATAGAAATAGAAGGTTATTTATTAGTACCTGAAATTCGACAAGCTTTAACAGCTATTATTGGTTTCTATTTTGGCCAAGCCACAGTCAAACGATAAGTTGAATTTCAAAATTTTCCATTATATTTATATGCGCCGTACCTGTTTGCACATGACCTATTAATCGCATAAATTATGCATAAATAAATACACGAATGCTACAAGACATTAATTATCTGGATGAAATTTCTACCTTTACATTTACAAGTAAATACGCAAGATTTAATCAAAATTTAAATAGAAGAGAGACATGGGATGAATGTATAAACCGTGTTGCAAAGATGCATGTTGATCGGTTTAAGAGAGATTTATCATCAGAAGATATAGATACAATTAAGTGGGCGTTTCAACAAGTAAAAGATAAGCACATTGTACCGTCAATGCGTTCAATGCAGTTCGGCGGCAAGGCAGTGTTAGCACATAATGCTCGTATATATAATTGTGCAGTAAGACATGTTGATAGTATAAGATCCTTTGCGGAGATATTTTATTTATTGCTTTGTGGTTGTGGAGTAGGTATTGGAGTATCAAAGCATTTTATTGATCGATTTCCTGATATAGTTACTGCAAAAGATAAGACAGGTACCGTTGTAACGTACGTCGTCGAGGATAGTATTGAAGGGTGGTCTGATTCAATTGAGGCTCTATTAAATTCTTATTTTCGTAATACTGCTTTTTCTGGTCGTAAGATTGTTTTTGATTTTAGTAAGATTAGATCTAAGGGAGCTCCGCTCGAAACTGCTGGAGGTAAGGCTCCAGGATATCAAGGACTAAAAAGATGTCATCAAAAAGTAAAGGAGTTATTCGATTATATTATTGAACAGCAGAAGCAAACTAGATTAAAACCAATTAATGCATATGATATTCTAATGCATTGTGCTGATGCAGTATTGTCTGGAGGTATTCGCCGATCAGCTACATCTCTTATTTTTGATAAGGATGATGAAGAGATGATGAATGCAAAGACATTTTTTGATGTTACTCGTCATACGAAATTTTATCATGATGATGAAACTAATCTATACGTAGGCAAGATTACAGTTAATAAGAAGAAGTATGAGGTTGAGTTAATTGAATATGAATATAATGAAGTACTAAAAAATAAACGTATTAGTTGGGTTCATATTGAACCTCAACG